TTTAGATATATTATACTTTTCTTTTAAATATGCAATTAACTCTTTACCAGCATTCAATTGTTCCTCTGACATCTTTTCCTTTGAAAAGTTTCCTTCAAAACAAATACCTATTGAATTGTAGTTTGCTCCTACCGCATGTGCACCTACTGTATTCTCTGGACGTCCTCTATATATAGAACCGTCTTTTCTAACATAAAAATGATACCCAATTCCTGCCCAACCTTTTGTGTTTTTATGAAAATTATGTATTACTTCTACACTTTGTAAAACAGTTACTCCACTATGGTGGCATACAATTTGTTCTGTTGTATTTCTTATATCCATTGTACCAAACTTAAAATTATTTTCTATTATCTTCATTATTTTCCCTCCTTGTATATTAAATTTTTAAACATTTCGTATAGACCTGTAGAAGCTAGTCCACTAAACATTCCCGTTAGTATTACTTCTGCATTTATCCCATTTAGGTTCATTAATACATTAATTGCTAAACCTAATATTAGCATGATTAATGGTATGTACTTGTTTGGTATAAAATCAAGACTATTTTTTATAACAAAACCTACACAAAGGCATATTCCAACAACTACTATACTTAAATATTGTGTTAATACCGATAAATCCATTTATCTTTCCCTCCTTTCATTTTCCAAAATTGATATTCTTGTTTCGTGGTTATTAAGCTGATTATGTATCTTGGTTCTATCTTCTTGACCTTTTTGCATCTGATCCGAAAGAACTTGAATTGTTACATTCAATTTTGTTATTGTATTATTGAGCTTTACAATTACAGTAAATATCGGAATCATCGTTGTAATAAAACCTAGAAATAACATTATTATATTATCTTGCATCTTCTCACCTCCTACTCTATTACTTCAACTTGTAGGAAAGTGCTTTGTGAGTATTTTCTTAGCTTGACACTTGTTCCTGATGGTTCAATATATACGTGAACTGATACTGTGTCTCCTGCTTTAGCAGGGAATATCATTCCTGGTGCATTATATGTTAGAAAATCCGATGAAGTTCTGATTCCATAATTTGTATAAACTTGACTATTCGTTATATAAACTGCTAATCCCATTGTTCTTAAAGAACTTGGAATATATGACATCATAACTTGAGCAGATATTCTAATATAATTTACACCCGAACCAATAACGATTTTTCCATTACTAAAACTTAATTTGTTTCCCATCTTAATGTATTGTTTTAGAGATACTAATACAGAGTCGTAGTCTTTAGAAGATGTTATCGTTGTATTATCAGTATCAAGAATAGCTTTTAGAATATGTTTTTGTTTATCCTGCTTACCATTTATCCAATCTATAACGTTCTTCTTGTCTAGTTGTAATGGTCCTCCTAATTTTTCATTATAAATTCCCCCAATACTAATTCCTTTATTCTTTAGTGCTGAAAGTAGCACTTTTCCGCTATTAAGAGATACTGGTTCTGTGTCTGAACTCAATTCATCTTTAACTTGAACTTCTATATCATACTCTGTACCTAGAGTGAAAGTTTGTCCTGTAATTTCTTTTGAGTCACAGCTAAATGTGCCGTTTTCAGTGTTTATTGTAACCAATTGCTTTATTTCAACCCAGCTTTCAAATTCAGTCTCAGTCTTGCTCTTTTTTCGAAATTGAATGCTTTTGACTGTGTTGGCTTTTGCTCCAAAATTAATATTTGCATATTTGCCAAATAAACTTATTAAGACTGTTTCCCCCACACCTTCTTTTCTTTCAATCTTAACGGTTTGTAAAACAGTTTCGGAATATTCAACAATATCTAATGCTTTTGTTTTGTCTTTTTGGTTTCCTCTGCTATCAACGGCAAAAACTGTTACTGTATTGTCGTCCATATTATTTATAGTTTTTGAAATTTCTGATGTTGAATAATCTAATTTTTCGATTTTGTTGCCAACCACAATATTGTAATATTTAGGTGTAGCACCGTTCTTGGTAGTCATCTTATTTGCACTTGTTATTGTTACCTTTAAATTACTATACTTTCGTATGTACTTTTGATTACTTCCAGTTAAAGCTTTAGTTATTGGATTAGTATCTTCGCAATCAAAATTATTAAATACGGGGTCGCTATTTACTACATGACCTGTAAAATCAACAACTGTACTTGTTCCTATTCTAGTACCACCACTATAAGTTGTAAGTTCCACTGTACCATTAGCCTGATTTTGATTTGGAATTTTAGCAAATAATTCATTTGTATTCCAACTATATGAAGCATCTATCCCTGTTTGTGTTCTAACTGTTTGTCCATTGAATTTGATAACTGCTGTATGCGTGAAACTAGCACTTTTGCGGTTAGTATATATTGTTATAGTTTCGCCAATGTTGAAATTCTTTTTACTTAAACTTACTTCGGAAGTTCTAGGAATTGTCGTTAATTTTTTGGATGTTGACCCAGTTATTGTTCCTGCTGATATACCTGTTTGAAACGAGAAACTAGCATAAACGGTTTTCTCTCCTTGATTATTGTGTGTTACATCTAATGTTTTCTCAAAAATTGTTGTAGTTGAATTTTGAGGTATATTATGACTAAAATCGTGTGTTGTTCCGTCTATTGTGCAAGTTCCTGGTTTAGAATATCCATTATACGAGCCTCCTGTCGTTGTTACTTGTACTCTAACAGTTATATTACTTTTATTGTTTGCTATATTCTGTGAGTTTTGTGTTATTGATATATTACTTGATACTGCCATATGCTCTCCTTTCTAATAAAGTAACAGCATATTCTTTGAATTAATTTGTTGAGTTTTCAAGAAATAGTTTCCTACTTCTATACTCTCTGTTGCTTGTATTTTGTAAAAATATGCTAAGTCTTTATTAATTTGGAATATATTTATTCCTTTATATGTTGCTAGGATTTCGTCCTCATCTATAAACATAGTATTTTGATTTGCTTGAATCCAAAATCCTTTTTCGTCCATTTTATAATTCTTGCCATAAACTTCCCCAGGGAATTGAGTCCACTGAGTACACATAGTGTTATATTCAAGCTTTAAATCAGCAATTTCAACGAATCCCTTTATTGGTACTATATAATCAAATAGTTCAACACCTAAACTAGCACCAGTTGGCAATAAACTACTTGGAATATCAAGTGTTTCCCACCCTACAAAAGTAGTATTATTATATTTTGCTCTCTTAACTAAGTTTGTTGTTTTATTATTCCAATATAGCCCTTTGTAAGGCGTAGGCTCTACATTTCCTGTATAGACTGCAAAGGCAGGATAAAATGTTAATGCCACATAACAACTCTTGATTTCTGCTGTATCGTATATTATTGGTGTTTGATAATAGAATCCGTAAAAATATCTATAAGTCCAAACTTCTCTTGAACTTTCGTTATATAATGACATTTTTGTATCTAATATTTCCCACTGTGATGTTTGCGAGTTATATTTTTTAGGTAAGTATATTGTTGTATCTAACCAATTCTTGGTTGTATCTGTAGGTGCTGTGTTACTTACAACTACAGGAATAAAATCTGATTTCTTAGGTATTTCGATTATTTGCTCTATTTTAGTTAGATCTTTTAAATCATCTGGTGTCAGTATAATACCAGGCTCATACAATGAGTAAGGTTTTTCTACTCCTGTAAAATCTGCCTCATTAAGGAACATTAGTCCTACGCAGACATTTCCTTGTACTATACTGTTTTTTATGAAGTATGATATTGCCATTTTGTTTTCATTTTGATTTAATGTAATAGGTTCTGTGATATTGAATATATGTGATACTGTATAGTCTTGTCTTCCATCAAGCTTAATAACTCGTCCACTCAGTGTATTTTCATTAGCATTTCTGCCGTTTGCCCAATATTCGTTAGAAGTTGTATAAGCGAAGTAGTTTTGAGCACTTAACAATGATTTTCTTGACAGTTCTGATACTTGCCAACCACTGTTGTACACATACATTTGATTTTCTATGTAACTTCCACTATTGGCAGTACAATACCAGTATGCTCCTTCAGTAGGATTGTCAGGTGGTGTATCTGACTCTTGATATGGATATTTAGCGTGTGCTAGCCAGAAATTATTATCATTAATCATTGCACTATTTCTAATTAAATTGTTTCCACCGGTTCTTTTAGTTGCAAATTCTAAACTTTGATTGGCTAGCTCCAATGTTGCAAGCTTTTCTTGTGTTTGTTCGTTTATTGCTTTGACTGACTCTTTGATTGAGTCTGCTGTTTGACTTATTTGTGAGTCTGTTTCACTTTTTGTGTAGTGATTTTCTTTTACGTTTCGTTTGGTTTCGTATGTGTCGCTTAACCCATTATCTCTAACATATGTGATTTTCGCATTTGCTGTACTTGTTATATTATTAATACCTCTAAATAATGTAAAATGCCTTAATTTCTCCCACGCTTCTTTCTGGGTTTCTGTATAAGGTACTATTTCTTCAACTGTCTTTGAATTATTTGTCATCATTATATATTCAAATGTAACAGGAGTTCCTGCAGAGTATTGTTCTGCTAAATATGTTTTAAATTCTTCTACTGTTGAAAATCTTGGGTCTGAAATAATTACCATAGCTGAACCTGATAAGTAAATTCCTGCTTTCACATCAAAAAATGAAGAATTTATTCCTTGATAATGTGTACAAACTCCTGAATATGACCACGGACTAATAGAAAGCTTAAATGTTTTTGTTTTATTTAAATATAAGCTCCAATTTTCTGTTCCAGTTAGTACAACTTGCTTCCTTACATGATGTGTTCCGTCATCTGCCAAATAAGAGCCTTTCATTAGCTTTTGCCCTTCTGATAGAGGGAAGTACTCTGCTTGTTCTTGATATGGAATGTATGGAGCTTGTGAACCTTTATTTAGCATTACATTAAATTCAAAATTATTAAAAGTACAACCAACATTATACTCAACAGATATTCTGCAAATGCTTTCTTCTTCTAATGTAAATGTTTTACTTGTTTCATTTTTCAATTGTATCTTCGCTTTAGTCTTTTTAGGATTTGTATTTCCTGCAACTAATGCTAGCGAACCTTCCGTACAACTTCCTTTTACGTTATGGATACTTAAAGTGTATGTTCCTGCTTTTAATTTTATATATTCGATACTAGTGTCATATGCTGAATAATTTGCCGTCCAATTACCTATTATAGAAAACGCATTAGAACCTGCAGGCGCTTCCCCCATTGTTCCATTAAGTTTTACTAATCCATTTGTTATTGAACGTTCTACATTGTTAACTGTTGCCGAATATTCTCTGGCTTTAATTAAATTTTCTCCTATGTCTAAGAAACCTAAAGAATTATATGGCACATACGGTTTATATTCTTCACCTTTTGTAATTTGTGGATATATTGTTACATTCTCTAATACCGCATTTTTATATACTCTAATATACATACCAGCTTTTGTTTCTTCTACTGTTTCTATCAAAGAAGAGGAATATGTCATAACATTATTTTTTAAATAGAATACCTGTGTTATATATTTTCCGCTCTCATAACTTGATAACATTCTGTATTTTGAATTTGCTTTCAACAATACTGTCCTTGTATTCGTAGTAGTATTTACGTTAATTGGGTACGTTATTTCTGCTGTTGCAGTTCCATTCATTGTTATTGAACCGTCTTTATTTTTTTTAAACGTTACTCCATTTATTGTTCTTGTTGTATTCAAAGAAGGACAAATATTTTCTCCCTCCAAATTCTCTATTTTGCTTATATAATCTGGGCTAGGGCTTGCTCCGTATTGTTCATATGTGTCATCAGCTATTGTTGCTTTTCGTAACATTGGTTTAAATAATAAATTATTTATCGTTAAGCCTTTCTGAATAAATATAGCTATTTGAACGTTTGTTGTAGTATCTATTGTAAATTCTCCACTGCCATTGCCAATATCTATAGAACCTAAAATACTATAACTACCTGTCTCTTGGATAGCTAATCTATAAGTATTACTAGCACCACCACTCGGACAGCCGTTTAGAATATATGTTCCTGGGCTTAAAGCATATCTATTGATAATCAAACTGCTGTTAGCAGAGGTATCATTTGTACCATCTGCTAAAACTGTTCCATCGCTATTCACAGTAAATGTTATTCCGTTTGATATTTTTGTCGTCGCAGTATTATCAAGTAAGTTCTTCCCACTCCTCGTTGCCTGTTGGCTCTCGCCCTCTAGCATTATATCTATTAATGGTTCCGCAGATGCATCATCTATATATATGTTCTTTCCTTCTGCTGTACCTTCTATTTTGGTTATGCTCTCTACTGATTGCTCTACTGATGATACTTTACTAGTTATTCTTCCTTGTTCTAATTCAATTTTGGTTATTGACGAACTCGTTTCAGTTATAAAGTTAGCCAAACCCTCTATTCTTGCTACAGCCATTGTCCCTGTTGTAATAAATTTAGCATTTATTTGCCCATCCATTGTAATAGCTGTTTCGAAAGGTCCTTCATATCCTTTTGAACTAAATCCTATACCTCCTAATCCAAACCTCCAGACATTTTTAGCCTGTTCTTTTGGAAGTTTATCTAGTATTAAAATTTCATTATCATCTATATAAACATATCCATTTTTATTTAGAGAATTAATCAAATTTGTTTGTTTTTTTATAGTTATCTCTTGTTTTGATACTGTTTGTTTAATTGTTTCAATAGTATTTTTTATATTGTTAAATTTTGTTTTGACATCTCTTGTGTAATTTCCAAAAGTCAACGACTTCACTTTTTCAGAAATCAGATCATATTCATATTCTAAAACCTCTGTAAAAATATTTACAAAAGGATGTAAAACTTTTATTGTGTCCCCTATTTCTAACTCATTATTCACATTTGAATTTACTGTATAACTAACTTTAGGAACGCAATTTTCTTTTAAATATTTGCTTGCATTGTTTCTTAACTCTACTAATAGATTAGTTTCTGTTTGTTCCTCTGCTTCTAAATCTGTTTGAAAATCTACTATTTTTGTATACGATATTTCGTATTGCGTTTCGCTTTCTAAATATATTTCAGGCAATAAAAGTCCATCATATCCAACTGGTAAAATTTTTGTGCATACATTAGACCAGTCCTCAAAGATCTCAAATCCCTGCATATTTTTACCGTAAACAATAGTTTCGCCATTATCTTTTCCTATGCTTTGTTTAAAACTAATATCCCAGTTGTCTGCTTCAAATACTCCTCCCCATCGTTCTTCAAATACTTGCCAAGATTCTAATAAAGTCTTTCTTATGAAATATGCTGTACTTACGTTTTCAACATTTGAGTCAATAGAAAAAGGACTGGTTTTATCAGTCCTTTCATTAACATATTTTAACCCATTCTGGCCATTTAAATTAGTTGGTCTTACATCTAAAAGTACATATCTTCTACTATCAAACATTACATGTTCAGCTGTGAATTTTATTTTTCTATTCGTATATGTTATGCTATCATTTATTCTGAATGCTTGTGGTTTTAATTTAGATTTTGTTTTTACTACACATAGCTTATCGGCTTCTATATACTCTTTATATTTAATTGGGATTTCTACTTCAATATACCATCCATTTAAAGACTTTTTCTTAATTTCATGACAATGTAAAGGATTAATAATAATGTTTCCTGCTGTTTTAAAATCTGTATCAGTTGCATTAAATATTTTAATCATAGCCATCTGTCCTTTCTTTTTATTTTGACAGTAGCTGAGCCACTATGTATTACGATTGCATTGTTTCCTACTTCTAATTTTGGGTATTTGTATCCTATTTCAAGATTTCTGCTTCTATTAAGGCCTTCGTATACAACTGTTTTTTCTTCACAATCTATTTCTACATAAGTATCATTTTCACTAAACGTATATTTAAACCTAACATCACCTAAAGTTAATTCAATACTATCACTTGAACCTTTTTCAATTCTTATTATAGGTCTGCTTGTTTTATTTCCTTCGTTTTGAACATTATTTGTAACTACTATATAATTATCATCAGCTTTCTCCCAAAATGGAGCTCTGATAAAATTAGTATCAATAATTTTGATTCCTGCTGTCCTTTTTGGTTCTAATTCCGCATAAAATCTTGCTTTCGTTTTTCTTCCTTTATATTCTAACTCTCCCTCACCATCTAGCCACGCAAGGATATCATCAAGTTTGTTAGGATTCAAACATTGCACATAAATAGGTCTTTCAATATAAGAATAACCTAATTCATCAAAAATAGCACCATCTCTTCCTTCTATTTCTGTAACTTCATATTTCTGTGAAGCTTTAGCTAAAAAATGTTCTTCTTCTTCAATTATAACTTGCATATCTGTATTTGATATTCCTTTAAATTTAAACATTATAGCACCTCGTATAATTCATTTTTAACTATCCTTGCAAAACCATCTTCATCTAATGTTAATTTACAAGAATTTAACGCTTTAATGAAAGCAGAATACAATATATTAAATAATTTATTATAGTCTATATTCGCGCTAAGATCTCCAGTACGTTTAAATTTAAGATTAACATCAGAATTAATTGAATCCAGAGAATCCAATACATGCTCAGCTACTTTATCCGTTTGCTTGTATAAATTACTTTCTTCTGTTTCTATTCCTTTTTCCATTCCGCTTCATCACATTTTTAAATATTGCTCTTGTTTTCCTTGACGGAGAATGAATGTCAAAAGCTTTTCTTAATCGGTTCAATATTCCATCTGCAATTCCTTTCGCTTTTGCAAATAATGATGGTTCCTCATCTTTCATACCATTTAGCATACCTTCCATAGTTCGCTTCATTACTTTTTTAGTATCATCTGGCATGTTATCATAACTGTCCATGATAAAATTAACCATTTTTTGAGTTTCATCACTAATTTTTCCACCATACATTTCTGTCTGTGCCACTTGCTCCAACCAAACACCAAGTTCTTTTGCCTGCTCTTCAGACATATTCTTGTACATTTCTTCCCAAATCTTTTTTTGGTTTTCGTAATGTTTCCATGCTTCACTTTCTTTACTTTTTTTTATTCCTAATATTTTATTAAAATTTCCATCTTCAATATTTTGAATCACATCGTTATGTCTATTGTTTTCTTCTTCTATCTTTTTATTGTATTCCTGTAATTTAGTATAAAACCCATCATTTTGACTTGCTCTTTCTAAATATCCATTTGCATATGCTTCACTAATCTTTGCTACTTCTTCATTTGCTACATCTATTTTTGCTTGTTTTTGTGCCATTATATTATTATATTCAGTAGCATAAGCCCCATTTTGCATTGTTGCTTGTTCTCCATATCTTTGATTTAATAAAGCAACTTCTTCTATTGTTCCTTGCTCTATAAGTTGTTTTGTTTGTTCTGACTGTTTTTGTGCTGTTGCAATCCATTCTTGTGATTGTACTTTGTACTCATCTAAACTGCCTTGAAAAGTTTCTGCATTTGTTACTGCTTGTTGAGTTATAGCTCCTGCAATTTGTTGTTGAATTTGTATCTCTCTGTCCTTTAGCTCTCTCAATTTTTTAAAATATTCATCTAATTGAGTTATTTCTTCTTGTGTATACCCTCTACGTTCATCTGATGCAGTTTTGCAAATATCAGTTATTCCTTTTTGCACTTCATCCATTTGCGTTTGTAATTTTTGTTGTTCTTCATTAGTTGCAAACATCGTTGTATTAAAACTGTTTAAATATCCCTCCGCACTCTTTAAACCATTATAAAAATCTGATACCCCTTCGCTCATATTTTCGAAAGCTTCCTTAGTTTTCTTTTGACTTTCATTAACAGCAATAGCAATTCCCGCAACAGCTAGTCCTATTGCTGTACATGCTAATCCCACTGGGCTCGTTACTACAGTAAACACTTTTGCCAATCCATTAACTGCTTCAGATGTAGATGTTATTTTGCCTCTTGCTACTCCTATTGCTTGAGTAAAAGTCCCTATTCCTTTTATTGTTCCACCTATTACTGATGTTACTTTTCCAATTATCGTAACCAAAGGTCCTATTGCCGCAACAATAAGTCCTATTTTTACTATCATATTCACTTGCTTATCTGACAATGTACTAAACTTATCAATCCATTTTCCAAGTCCTTCTATTACTTTTTCAATGCTTGGCATTAGTTTGTTTCCGAGAGTAATAGCCATATCTTTTAATTTATTAATTGCTATTTTTATTTTACTTTTTAGAGTATCATATCTTTTATTTGCTTCATTTGTTAATGCTGTATTATTCTTCCATGCTTGTGTTCCTGTATTTATTGCATCATTAAACAGGGTCCCAGCATTTGCTGCACGCAACAAAGAATCTCTTAATCTAACTTCAGTTAGCCCCATTTCAGAAAGCATTGTAATTGCGCTTTCGCCTTTGTTTTTAGCATCTCCTAAGCCTTTAATGAACTCTGATAGTGCACCTGCAGCATCTTCTTTCCATGCTTTTTTAAATTGCTCTGTTGTCATTCCTGAAACTTTTGCAAAGTCTTCAAGATTTGTTCCTGCTGTTATCAATTGTTTTAATTCTGTGCTTGTCATCCCAATACTTTGTGACAATTCTTTAAAGCCCATTGAATCATTTGCAGACATCAATTCTAATTCTCTTAATGTCATTCCTGTCTTTTTTAGTACTGTATCTAACTTTTTGCCACCTTGTTCAACAGCATTTTGCATTTTTACCATTGCCTTAGAAATTGCTGAACCACCCATCTCTGCTTCTATTCCAACTGAACTCAATGCTGTTGCCAACCCTAAAATTTCCGCTTCTGAGAAACCAACTTGTTTTCCTGCACCTGCTAACCTCATGGCCATACTTACAATATCCGCTTCTGTTGTTGCATATTTGTTACCCAAATCAACAATTGTTGATCCTAATTTGTCAAAGTCTTTTTGTGACATTTGAGTTATATTTGCGAATTTTGCAAGCTGTGAAGCAGCCTCATCAGCAGTAAGATTTGTGGAATTTCCTAGATCTATCATTGCTTTTGAAAAATCTAATATGTTTTCTGTCTTTATTCCTAACTGTCCTGCCGCTTCTGCTACTGCTGATATTTCTGTTTTAGAAGAAGGTATTTCTTTTGCCATGTCCCTAATGCCCTGTTTTAACTCTTCCATCTGTTCTTTCGTTCCATCAACTGTCTTTTCTACTCCTGCAAAAGCATCTTCAAAATCTATTGCACTCTTAGCACTTAAAGTTAAGGCTGATATACTTGCAGCAGAAAACGCAGACAACTTCTTGCCTGCGCTTTCTATTTTCTTTCCTGATTTTTCAACTTTTTCTCCCCATTCTTCAAGTTTTTTACCTGTATTTGTAAGTTGTGTTTGAACATCTTTTAATTTACTCTCATAATTTTTTAATTTAATTTCTGCATTAGTTAATTCATTTTGTTTCTTTTTTATAGCTGTTGTATTTTTATTTTCTGCATTTTCTAAATCAGCTAATTGCATTTTTAAAACATTTACTTTATCTGACTGAATCTCATAAGCATTTGTTAAATATTCTTGTTGTGCTTTTAATTTCTCTGTTGATTTAGTAGAATTATCCCATTGTGATTGTGTTAGCTTAAATTGATTATAATTCTTGTTCATTTCTATATTTATATCTTGAAGAGTTTTCTTAAAATCTTTTGCTCCTTCTTCTGTAAATATAAGCCCTACTCTTTTTAAATCATTACTTCCCACTTTTTTTCACCTCTTTTTAAGCATAATAAAAGCACCAGAGTAAATCTGATGCTAAATAAAAAAGTACCTGCATTTGCAAATGTTTTTTATTAATATATTTTATTATTTCCAATTTGTAGTGATATCAAATCATATTCTTCATATGTTTCATCTACAAATTCTATAATCATCCAGAACTTTTCGCCATTTACCTTTCCTTCTATTTTATATCTTAATCCTGTTTTTATAAATTCGTAATCTCCTTTATAACTTGAATAGTCTGGTTTATATAAATTATCTTCTAAGACCATTTGAGCATAAGTCATTAATTCTATTTCGTCTGGTTCTTTACTTGCATTATTTTCTTTACTATTAGAGCCAAATATGCAAAAGTATAATACAATGCAAATTATAATAAATGCAATAAATCCTATTATCTTGTATTTAGATTCTATGTTATTATTATTCATCCTTGTTCATCTCCTAGTGGCAAACTTTACAAGCTGTTCAACCTTCTGCAAAAGCTTACTTCATTATTGTTTGATACTCATTGTTTTTTAATATTCTACTTGTTGTCTAATTTACCATTTATACTATCTAACAAATCGATTATATCTGAAAAGCCTTTTATAAATGCAAACAGTACAATTCCACTAAATAAAAATGTAAATCCTGTAATTATCTTTTCATTGCTCCAATTCACAAAAGCAATTATTATACAACAAATTAATTGAAAAGCATTTATAAATCTTAAAGCAACTGTTTTATAGCCACTTTCGTAGTTCTCTTTTTTTATGTTTTTTTCTTTTTGATAAATTTTAAAATCCAATCCACAGTATGGACATTTTTCGTCTAGTTCACTCACTTTTTTATTACATTTTGGGCATTCCATAATATCACCTTCCTTATTACATTTTACCTTTTGTAGCAAAATATTACAAGAAAAATGTGTCGCAATTTTCGACATTTTTCTACAAACGATGTTTAGAATTATTTATATTACTTGTTTTAGAAACTTCTGGTGTGTTTTTTATCACAAAATCAACTATTGGCTCTACATCTTCTAATTTCACAAGTCTCACCGCTTGTCTATATGTTAATGGTTCATCATAATTAGATGCTATAATTGAATATAAAATATGATTTGTCGCATACATTGATTTTGTATAACCATTTTTATCTTTATTACCTTGTGCATCTTTTTTTAATTGTTCAATTCCACCTTCATAATCTTCGATATATTCTAATAAAAGTGGTGTTACTTCTAAAGTTAGGTTTTCTCCATTTTTTAATTCTATTTCCATATTTTTCTCCTATATTCTTATATTAAATAATTTTAGAAAAGGCTCTAAATCAATTTTAGAGCCTTGTTTTTTTTAAGTTCCTGGTGTAATTGCTGCAGCTAATCCTGCATCGTCTAGGATTGGCTTTGCAAAGAATAGTTCTTCTGTTAATCCTTCTGGGAATTTTGACATTTCATTGTTTACATATGTTTTTTTATCTCCTAAGTCATTATATGCATAAGCTTTTATAGTTACTGTATCATTTTGCTCTGAAAAGCTCTCTTCTTTTGTTGCGATATCATCTGTATTTTCTACTAATTGGCATTTAGGGTACCAAGCTAATTCAAATTTTCCTTCTAATTTTTTTACAACTTTTCCAAATGCAAAGAAAGGTCTTGTGGCTGTTCTTCCAGAACGGTTTAATCCTGCTGTACCTATAACATCTCCTCTCATTTTTGCTAAATCTTCTGGGTCAAAAGCAACTACTTCTACTGCCATCTCTATACTTTCGTTTTGATTTACAGTTGTATAGTCTTGTCCTGAAGCTCTAACCACAGCTACCTCAGAGTTTTCTGTAGTTCCTATATTTTTTACTACATTACTTTTTGTGACATTTGCTTCATATGTTGTTGTGAAATTGCCAGAATCATCTGGTGTATTGAATGCATAGTATAATGCACCTACTGTTTCTTTTACCATAGGTTTTTTTGTATTAATTGCCATTTTAAAATCCTCCTTTAATAAAAAATTACCAAGTTTTTATTCCTAACTTGGTAAGCATTTTTTTATAATACTTTTCTTTGTTTCTATCCCATACTGGGAATAGATGTTCTTGAGCATTCATTTTTACACTTCCATGCTCAAGTATTGGGCCATAATATTTGCCCCATCCTGCCTCTACTTCTTTGTTTTTCTTTTTATATGCAAAGCACTTAATTAAGTGTGTGTAGCCTGATTTTCTAATTTTTGAAATTGGTTTAGGAAGTTTTAACAAATCACCAACAAATTCTTTAGCACCTGTCTCTAATACATCTACTGCATTGTCTGCACCATCTATATATTTTTCCAAAATTTCAGACATTGCCTCAAATCCACTGTATCCGTAAACTTCATTAGACATTTTCTAATACCTCTAGTGAGAAAAATGAATGCCAACGCCTTGTTTCTGGATCATATTCGTGTTGTATCGCAGGAAATAGCTCTATATCATTCAATAAATGCTTTAGTTCCAAAAGTTTCGTATGTCTTGGTCTGTCAGCTATTATAGAAATCTGATAAGTAACTACAGTATTATAATCTTTTCCACTTGCCGTTTGGTCTTCCCAATAATAATCCCAAAAACAAACTCTAACTTCGTCTTCCATAATTTCATCGGTCGGCGTTCCTTCTTTTATAGGTATCTTTAATTTTTCTAGTAATTCAACTAATTCTTTTTTTGTCATAAATCTTCCTCCAATTTTACTCTTGGATATTCCTCAAGAGTTAAATCTGTCTGCTTAAATCCATCATTATTAGTAAAGTGATAGGCATTAAAAACTTTGTGATATTCATTGCCTATTTTTACAACATTTAAAGAGGTTATTTCTTTCATTTGAGGTATTCTAATTTTTAAAGAGAGCTTTCTTTTTCTTTCTTCGCTTTCAAAACGAAGTTTGTCTGATATTGATAATTCTTCAAACCAAAATTCTTTTTCAGTATCTTTTAAATACTCTACTGGATATGTTGTTTCGGTCTGTTTTATTTCAAAAAGTCTAAATTTTCCGTCATTATATGTCGGTAGGTTTGTAATATTTTGTTTGAAGGTAAGCATATTCTCCTGCATATAATTGTTTAAATTCTGCTAATCTATTATACCTACAATATAATACATAATTTTTCAATAGACTTCTTGCTTTCAGATCAACATCATACTCAATTTTAGCTCCAACATTTTCATTAATATCAAATTCTGCCTCTTTTATATAACCTATAATAGTTTTGTCTTCTTCAAGAGGAGAAATATGTTGTTCTCCTCTTATTTCCTCAATTAAATCACTTATTTGTGTATTGTTCATAATACACCTCTATTCTTCTGTTGTTTCTTTTTCTTCTTCAACAGATTCTTCTTTATCCTCGCTAGTTTCATCTTTTTCTTCTGTTGTTTCTTTTTCTTCTTCAATCAAGACTTCTCCTATTTTGTTTTTCTTTGAAGATAATTCTTTTATTCTGCTTTTTGCAACATCTTCAATTTTTACGCCTTCGTGAGGATAAATGTCTCCTACTTTGTAGATGTAATCATTATCTTTTAAATCTTTAAATTTATGGATTACTTTATAAACCATTTTTTATTTCCTCCTTTTTTTAATTTAAAAGGAGCTTAGTTCTAAGCTCCTGCTACTACTTCTTCTGTTGATACTGTTCCAACAACCGCAACTTTTTGAACATATTCCTCTAGTTTTGTTACATCAAATATGTAAGCAATATTGTCGTCAGATGCTCTACCATTTGCATAACCTTTTCCTATAATTAAGTCAGCATCATCTAATGCTAATGTTTGGTCGTAATCCTTAATTCCTAATCCTGTTAACCCCATTGTGTATTTTCCTGGAATGAATAGGGCAGCTTTGCCTGTTGGGTTGTTTGAACAAGTTACTACTTCTAGGTTTTTATATGAAGATATTAGTTTACCTTCATCGTTATATATTGCTGGTGCAACATAATCAGCTTCATCGTTTGGATGACAAACTAATATTAATTTATCTATTGTTCTTACACCATTTTTAGTTAAGTATTTTTTTGCTCCTGCTAAAGTTTTTGGTCTAAATGATGTTAAATCAGTATTTACTGCTTTATCTTGATGTGTTCCATCTTCATTTGTTTTTGCAATTTGTTTATAGATTCCAACAGGTTCATTTTTTCCGCTTCCTTGCAATGCTCCATATTCTAATCCATCGTTTAATTGTTCTTTTAATATTTCTCTGCAATATTTCTCAACAAATGGTAATGCTAAATCTCTAATTGATTTAGGAAGTATCATATAAACTGTTAATTTACAAACTTCCATATCTAAAGTTGCAAAACTAGCTGTTAATTCGCCTTTTATTTTATCTGTTAGTGCTCCCCAAGAAAATGCTCCTGTTTTAGATGCAGTTATCCATTTTTTTACGTTTGCTGGTGCAAAGTTTATGTGTTTTAATAATCCACTTCCTTTTTTTACATCTTCTAAAGTTACATCAACAAATGTTGTTGGCAATATGTCTACTTGCTTTCCTGTTATAGCTTGTCTTGGGTCATTTTTTAATGCTTCAAAAAATTCTTTTTCTTCTTTTGGTAATGTTCTTAAATTAAGAGTTTTTGCATATTCTTTATCGCTTTTAGCTCTTTCACTTTCTTCTAATATTTCTTTGGCAATTTCGTTGTATTGAACTTCGTTTATTTTTTCCATTGCATCAATTATAGCTTGTGCCTTGTCTTCTCCGTTTTGTAAAATTTTTAAAGCCTCTTCTTGAGCCTTTTTCATGTTATCTTCATTAAATTTCATATTTTTTACCTTCCTTTTCTTGTTTTTTTATATTAAAAAAAGACGTCCATGCGTCTTCATTAACCTTGTTTCCTTCTTGCGAAGTATTTTCTGCCATTTTATTTGCTTTTTCTTCTATTTGATTTTGTAAGTCTTTATTCTGCATAACTAAATTATATATAAAGTTTGCCTCTAAAGCCTGCATAGGCTCGTTCTTTGTTTGAGTAGTAGAAAATCCTAATTCATAGGCTTCTTTAGAAGTTATCCAACTCTCTCTGTCCATCATTTCTTTTACTTTTTCTTCTGTTAGTCCAGTTTTATTGACATAAATATTTACTGATGGTTGAGTAATTTTTTCTAAATCTTCTGCCATCTTTTTCATTGCATTTGAGTCTCCTTCAGCATAGCTCCATGCATTGTGTATCATTAGCAGTCCATTTTCTGGTACTACTCTTTCTTTTCCTGCCATAAAAATAACAGACGCTGCACTACAAGCAAATCCATCTACAATAGTCTTTAAATTTCCTTTAAAATCAGATAATAGACTATAAATTGCTAAACCTTCTGCAACTTCTCCTCCATACGAATTTATTCTTACAACTAAATTAGATGTATCAATCTGTGCTATTGCTTCTTTCAAAGAAAAAGCATCTGTTTTCTCTTTCCCAGTTCCTAGCCAGCCGTCAATCCAATCTTTTTTTCGGATGCTTCCATATATGTATAATTCAGTTGTTTGCTCGTCAACTTTTCTAAAATTTAAATAATTGTCATTCATCGTCTTTCGCACCTCCCTTCACTTTCCCATAGTTTTTAGTTATATTGTGTTCATCTGCCCACTCTTCATCTATTCGTGGCAATCTTAAAAACTTATTTATTTCATTTCTGCTAAATCCATCACCTGTTAATTTATCTATACCATTTGCAGAATCAAATATATCTCTGTGTTGAATTGAAAGTCTGTTAAACATTACATATTCACCTTTTAAATAACTTTCTTTTCCTACAAAACCTATATTAAATCCATCTTCTAATACTTCAAAATATGGGTCTACCGCAAAGGTTATAAAATCATTTGTTCCATTAGATTTTTCTGTTTTACTACCATAAAAAATATCTAACGGAATATTCCATTTTTGAGCTACAGCATCACAAATTTGTTTTGCTGTATCTTTATAATCCGTTAGATTTTTGGTGTTATTTTCATTTAAATTTATTAGGTCAAAAATTTCTGATAACAATATAGTAGATTCTTCTTCGCTAAATATACCTTCTGTTATTTTCTCTTTATATTTATCATAGCTTACTGGTTGTTTAGTTTCCATATCCAATATTGTAGGTTGCCCACCTGGATATTTTATTCTCCATTTTGCTGTATTTGCCCTAATAAAACTTTTTTGTGCAGCCTTTAAAATTTTAGCTGTATTTAATTTAAATTGCTCACTTGCTTTTGCAAGTTCTTCGTTATTTAATGAAAAGTATATTGCATTGTCTGAGCTATAATTCTTTGTCAGATTTAGTGAATTTCCCTCATTGTCAGATACAGTAATGTTTGAAAATATTTTTTCTTTAAATACTTTGTTACTAACCTCAAATCCACTATCTGCTATATAAATCAATTTGTTTTTTGGTGATTGATTTATAATCATTAATGCAGACCCATCGACTAATAATCTAGTAACCAATTTATATAAAAAGCTCGTGCCATTTTCATTATAATTAGGTTGTATATTCAATATCCAATATAAGTCGCCTTTTTGTTCTTGTATTTTTCTGTCCTTCTCTTCAAATGTTTGTATTTCACATTTTGATATTGTTTTTGCTATTAAGTCTATCGCATGTGCTTCTGCTAATGTGTATATATAATTTGTTGTATTGTCTTTTCCAAAAAGTGCATCAATAATAGAAATATATTCGCCTTTTTCATTTTTAAATATTTTATCTAATATCATTTTTTCACCACCTTATACATAAATGACCTCTTCGTCTAGCAATTCTTGCACGCTCATCGCAGCAACAAATGCCATAAAAGGGTCATTCTTTCTTAATTTTGGTTCTATCTTTTCATATTTTTTATTTCCATCTTTTCCTTCTTTTACACAAGTATTATTTATTGCCCACCTCATTATTGCACTATCTCCTATGTTTATCTTACCTTCTGCGAAAGCAACTTCTATTCGCGGTGCAACTATTGCAGCAATACTCGCAGGATATCTTATCATTCTTACTAATCCATATGGATTTTGTTTAGTTTCTACAGATATTCCCATTTCCTTAAATATCTGTTCTAATAACTTATATCTATATGTATCAAGTACAATTTTTTTAACGCTATATTTAACCATTTCTGACAATATCCACAATATCATTTCTTTTGCATCTATGCTTTCTTTGTTTGTTATTTCAAAATCTTCAAATCCTGCTTGCCCTATATTGTCAAACGGAAACTTAATATCATTAAAGAATTTACTTTTTGAGCATATCCAAGTTTTTTGTCTCCAGATGTATTCACCATCTTTTTTAAATAAAAAACCAGCACTAGCAAAATCATTCAAAGATGCGAAATCTATTCCTACAATTGCTGTTCTTCCCGCTATCATTCCTGTTTCTCGCGGGATTTCTTTTTCTTTATCACTATAAGATGCTCTTAAAATTAATTCCCATTCTGTTACAGTCATTTCTTCATCTTGTTGTGGTAAATTCATTCTTTTTGCATAGAACTCAACTCTATATGATTTCTGTTTTTGCATTTTAATATAATCTCTAATAAGTTCGTTCATTAGAATTGGCATATATCTTAAGCTTGGATTTGCCTGGCACCATACAGTTATATCTATATCTTCTTTATTTCCAGTTTCTAAAAACTTTTTCATAGGTATATCAACAGTTTTTTTGTCGTTTATTTTGTAGATAATTGGTAGTAATCCTAGAAAGTTTGTTTCTCCATTTAATATAGGCTTTGACATTGATAATTTTTCGTCTAGTGGTCCATCTCTTACAGTTCCATTTGTTGTTATAGTAACTGTTCTTGCATGTTTTATCTTTCCTAAGCCAGAGCTATACACATTTATTTGTTTATAATCTTCATAAGCATGTAGCTCATTAAATATTATCATTCCTGTTTGTTTACCGTCTTTTGTTTTTGCATTTGCAGTATTATATCGTAATATAGAATGAGTGATTTTGTTTATAACCTCTGTTTTATTCCAATAAAAGTATTTTTTCATTATAATTTTATTATTTTCAAGCATGTTATAAACAACATTAAATGAATTTAACGCTTGTTCTTCTGATGTAGCAACAATATCTATATGATAATTTTTTACACCATAATAATGAGTTTGTAAGAAATTTGCTAATGGCATTATCATTCCATCTTTTCCATTTCCTCTTGCCATTACAATTAGAATGTCTGGAAAGATTACTATATCTGGATTATTTTTGTCATACATAAAAAATAATGCGTACGCAAATTTTTGGTATGGAAATAATTTGTAATACCATTTTTCGCAATACCTGATGGCCTTATGAAAAGTTTCTTCATCAAAAAAGACATCATCTCTCGATAATGTCGGTTTTACTATATTTTTAATTAATAATTTTATTTCATCATCTGTTTCGTTTGGGTTATCTTCAACGAATTTAATGTATTCATCTATTTCATTACAACAAATCATCTCCCTCACCACCTGAATTTTCCTCTGGTGCTTTTAATTCTAAATCTTGTAAAATTTTAAGCATCTGGCCGTTTACTTTTAATAAGTTCGGTACGCTTTCGTTTGGCTTAGATGACGTGAAGCCATTTCCTGTCGTTGTAAAATACCTGATTCCATTACTTTTTATATCGTACTGTAATTCTTCTTTTAATTTGACAAGAAAAATGTAATCCTCTACCATATCGTCAAATTGTTTCCCAAACTTATTTTGAGCAAGTAACTGATTTTTTAAATCTTCTCTTATTATATCTACTTTTTCTTTTACTATTTTTTCTCTTTCTTTTTTTTCTTTTTCCATCTTTTTCATTGTTTCTGTTTTTATCTCTAAAGTTTTTACTTGATTTTCAAGATCTTTTTCTTGTTTTTTCTTGGTTTTGCTATTATTTGCTTTGGTTGGCATGCTATATACCCCCTTTTCACGTGATAATTGATTATTTTTGTTTAGTTGTTGCCACACACCCGCTCTCCTTAAGCTCGTTTTAGTCCGAGATTTTGATGGGGGTGTTCCGCTTCTAAATTTCTTTATATTTATATTCTATCTTTGATTGTATTGGTTTCCTATTTTTCATTTATACTTAAACATAATAATCCATCTATTATTTCTATCTTGTAAGTATGTTCTAAGTGTTGTATTTGTTTTCCTTGTGTAAATGTATTGTCAAATAATCCTAAACTTTGTAATATCATATTACATTCTTTTTGAGGTATATTAGATAATAACATTATTGTATTTTGCATAACTGTTATAACTTTAATTACATGACTTATTTGTGCATCAACTTTAAAACTATTTCTTGCCAGGCAATTAAAGAATATTTTCATTGCTACTACTATTTCTTCATCATCTAACAAATAACTTGCAGATATTCCGTTGCCAAAGCTAATTACTCCAGCTCTTTCTTTATTGCCATTTATGTCTGTTGCCTCGGTTTCTTCTTTTAGTTCCGCTTCTATTTCATTAATCTTATATGCCTGCATTAAATGTTCTAACTTCATAGTTACCACCTTTCTTGCGTAATTCTTTTTCTTTTTCTATATTTAAATCTATTTCTATCTTCTATAATCTCATGTGCTTCAAAACTTAAACTTACCATATTATTAATATCTAATGCTAAATCAGGTCTTTGTTTAATTGGTATAATATGATGTACTATTTCTGCTTTTATTATTTTGATTTTATTTGGAAAATGTTTGCCATCATTCCATTTACCTAAAAAAAATTGACATTTCCCTTTATCTCTTTCTAGAACTTTTTCTCTCGCTATATCAAAGTCTGTAGAATTATAAAACTTATCTGTATTTCCTCTTGCTATTTCAAATTCCCAATTATAAGATTTCCTTTTTTTTCTTCTTTTTTTCATTTTTCTTCTTAAAACACTTATTGTAAAATCTGCACGTCTTGCATTGTGTTCTTATACACCTTTCCAAATTCATTACTTCTCCACTAAAAAAGAGCCTTGCGTTCGCCGCAAAACTCTTGCAAAAGTTTATATTTATTTTTCTTGATATTAATATTATAGCACGTTTTTTTAGCAAAAAAGGTCAAAAAAAGGTCACTTTTTTTATAATAAAAAAAAGAGAGTAGGTTTCTTTATTTTACCCACTCTCAGTCTCTATTATAGAAGTAATAGATACGTGCTATTTATATTATAACAAATATTTTTATATTAATCAAGTTCTTCTATCTTTATTTTCAAAGCTTCTTGTAATACTTGTGAGAAGTTTATATTTTTCTTTTCCGCTTCAACATTTAGCCACTCTGGAATACTTAATGTCTTTTTTATTGCTTTATTGCTATGCTTTTTATAATACTCCTCCATATCTATATCTATTAATGCTATAAATTCATCTTCATTTAATTTTACCTTATTTAATTCTTGTGTAGCTATAGGATAATCTTTACAGTCTTCCAGATATAATCCCATTGCTTCTTGAGCCATACTAAACGCTTCTTCTATACTTTTCCCAAAAGTACTACAACCCTTCAGGTCAATAAAATCAATTAAATAACAATTTTCAGTTTTATCAAATTTAAAAATAGCAGGATAAACTTTCTTTTTCATTCTCAACCACCTTCTTCATTTTAGAAAGGAGTGCATGCCCCAAAAACAAAATACTATGTATATGGAAGGGCTTATTTCAGCCCTGTCCTTTTCAAGATTGTATTTACTGTTCCGATTGGTATATCTTTTCTATGTACTGGTATTATTTCAACTTGTTGTCCGTTTTTTCATTTTTAAGTGAGAACCGATTTTGAGAAACTTTATACCAACCGTTGTCTTCTAACAATCTTATCAGTTCTCTTGCACGCATCTATTTTCCTCCCTTCTGTATATAATTATACTACGTATTATTACGTATGTCAATGATTTTATTAAAAAAATTTTAACTTACAACCATTATGGATGTAAGTTTGGTGTTACTTTTTTTAATTCTTCGTGTACCGTATAAATTAGTTTTCTCTTCCTTCGCTTATACGTTTCTTCGCTTATGTGTAACTTATCTATAACATCCCATTTATTATCATTTCCGCTTCAAAAACTCTTCTTCAAAAATCTTATTTGCTAAATTATCAACAAGTTGTAATGATTGTACCACTGCTTTATATTCTTTTGTGCATTTCTGTAATTTTTTATCTTCTTGCAAAAGTATAACACTGTTTAATACCTTATCTGTTACTTTATATGGTGCTTTTGGCATGCCATCAAGTACTGACGAGTTTAGTCCCATTATGTCCAATTTAATATTCATTATTGTTATGCAATTGTAATTGTATCTTTTTAAACAACTCTTTGCTTCTCTGTAATCTTCTTTACTTAATTTCATTTGTACCTCCTCACATTAATTTTCTAATATCTTCTTTTTTTACTGCTATAAAGAAATTTCCTAAGTTGAAGCTTATTACCTCGTCTTCGTCTATAACACTGAATTTCTTCTTTATTACAGTATCATTCTTAATTATTACCATTTCTATTGTATCTTCTGTTCCCATAGATTAACCTCCATTTTCTTGTTTTATTACTTCTTCAATAAAATAGCCTAACTTTGTTATCTTTTTTAAATATTCAAAATTCATTGAATTTTCTCTTACTAATGTTCCTTTTAAGCTATCTCTTAACAATTTTAAATCATCTATAGTCAACATTACCTCAATTTTATATTCTTCTTCACTCATTTTATTCTCTCCCTTCTAGTAGTTCTTGTAAAATTTGTATTGTGTATTTTAAATCACGTTCTTCTAAAAACATATAATAATATTTGCTATATTCATCTTTTTCTAATTCTTCTATCTTGTCTTTTACTTTTTGCTTTGGAATATTATTTCTCTCGTATTCATCTAATTTTTCTAAATAGTCGTTATAAACAATATTTACATCAAATTGTTTTAAACTTAACTTGTTTTTTAATTCTTCATTTTCTTCTTGTAATTGTTTTATGGTTCTTCTAGTTAATGTATTATCTCCTGCTAATTCTTCAAGATATGCTTGTGCTTCCTTATCCAAGTTTCTACATCTGTTATTTAATTCTTCATTCTCTTTTTTTAATTCTCCAAGTTCTTCTCTAATATCTTCATATGTTTCTTGATATTCTTTTCGATTATTTTCTAATTGATTTTTCAACCTAAAATTTTCTTTTATTTCTACCTTTAATTGTTCTGCTGTACTTAAATTTTCTTTTGACATAATTTCAGAATTTTTCTTATATATTTCATTCTCTTTTAATACTCTTTTATAATCTTTCTCTTGTAGCTCATAATATTTTATTAGTTTTCTTTTTCCATATTGACTTAATTCATTTCTATATAGTAACCTTTTTAATTCTTCTATATCTTCTTCTATACTATTTCCTATGCTACCGACATTTGTGTCGTTACCATTATTATTTTTTTCATTTATATCAGCTTGTAATTCTTTAATTTCATCTTCCGCTTCTGCTATTTCTTCTCTTATGTCTAAATCATCAGCTCCTACATCCAACCTAGCTTGTTGTGTTTGATATAATTCTTCTAGCCTTTGTTTTAATTCTTCTATACTATTTTCCACTACTCGTCCTCCTCTTCTAGTTCAATAACTTTTGCTATTTTTGCTCCACATTTAGGGCAATAATTATAGCTATTATCTTCTGGTGTTCCATATTCAAAATACCACTCTTCTTTACAATTACTACACTCATATATAATATAATCATAATCATCTTTTTGTATAAAATTACATTCTTCCACTTAAAACACCTCCTAAAATATTTCTGAACACAATACAAATATATCTGAATTTAGTTCTTCATTTTCTTTTAAAGCTGTTTCAAATGTTTTAAAAATATATAAATCTCCTTGTATAGCTTGTATTGTTCCTTCTTGTATTTTCCCATTTTTATTTAAATTCCATTGGTCTCCATTATACCAACCTTTACCTATTTCTTTTAACTTTTCTTTTGAAACATTACAATCCCAAAATCCTTTTGTATAATCAACTTCATTAATTTCGTTTTCCTCTATCTCATCATACTCTTTTGTATACCATTCTATAGCTTCCTCTAAGGTTATACCCCTGGGAACATAAACTGTATCATATTCTCCAAAATTATATATTGCTGATTTACTATTTTCTTTCACTTAAAACACCTCGATTTCTTCTGCTTTTTCTATACTAACTGTTTCACAAACTTTTAAATCAAAAAAAGTAAATTCTTCTGTTTTATAATCTATTTTTAAGTCTACTTCACACATTGTTTGTTTTAAACATTCAAATATCCATAAAGGTAATTTGATATATTTAGGGTAATTATGATACTTTGATATATAATCATGTATTCTATTATTAACAATACACTGCAGTTCCAAATATTCAATACTATCTTTAGTTGTTCTTTTATTTATTTTTTCTTTCACTATGTATCACTCCTCTCACCATTTTAAATACATACAATTGCAATCTCCCATAGTAGCATAATAAACATTATCATCTAAGATCCTTCTCAAAAGAATATCTAAATCATCAACTATTAAACCTCTTCTATTACCTATTACTTTTTTTCTTACTTCTGTTACCAATATTGGTTCTGGCATTATCATTTTTACGTCTATTTCTCTAGCTATTTGTTCTATTTGCTTTTTATGTTCATAACTCCAACATACTATTGGCATTTGTTTTTCTATAGATAATTTAATTGCCTTTATTGTTTTTCCATTGCCTCTACCACCATAATATATTTCCATATCTTATTTACTCCTCTCTTAACTTATATAAAGTTACACTATAATTGCTAAACACTTCTTCTATTATTTTATAAACTTTGTTCCAATCTCCATTTGCTATTCCACATCCTATTCCATAAGGTATTGCTATGCTTAAATTATTATTTTCTGCCCACTGTTTTATATATCTTAAACATTTTTTCATTGCTATGTAATCCGTGTCAAAATTAGGTCTTTGGCTAAACATATTCGCTATTGTTTTATTGTAATCTCCATAAAATAATACTGTTTCGCTTAAATATTCGTAATTATTATTTAATTCTTTACAGTGTCTTGAATAAAAATCTTCTAATCCTTCATAACGGTCGGCGAGTTGTCTAGCAACTCCACCTCCGCATTACTCCTTGTACATTTACTTGATGAACTATTATATTTTCTGTGCAATCTAATATGTTTCCTTCTTTAATCGTTATCATCTTCTACCTCCACAAACTTCTTGTTTTCTAGTTTGTAATATGTATTTTCTTTTATGAATTTTCCGTCTATTTTCTTTGATTTAACACATATTGGTTTATATACATATGTTCTATGTTTTGGACTATCTATCTTTTTGTATTCTGCTAATACTAAAATATCTCCTTTTATTCCTCTTGCTTTTCCGTAAATTCCTATATTACAAACAACATTTTCTATTCCTTTATCATGTGATATATTGCTATAATATCCTGAACTTGCTAATTGGCTGTAGTCTCCTGAACTTGCTAATTGGCTGTTGTCTCCTGAACTTGCTAATTTGCTGTTGTCTCCTGAACTTGCTAATTTGCTGTTGTATCCTGAACTTGCTAATTGGCTGTTGTATCCTGAACTTGCTAATTGGCTGTTGTCTCCTGAACTTGCTAATTGGCTGTTGTATCCTGAACTTGCTAATTGGCTGTTGTATCCTGAACTTGCTAATTGGCTGTTGTATCCTGAACTTGCTAATTGGCTGTTGTATCCTGAA